AAGTCATGCGCCTGAACCAATTCGGCTTTTTTGCATATATGGTAGCAAAAGAGGGACTCGAACCCCCAAAGATTACTGTAAACACTGCCAGTTTTCCCAAATTCGGTTAACCCGTTGAACATTGTGGTTATGTGATGCACTACTTGGAATGTAATTTATCGGTTTGCCAGCATTTTCATGTTCATTCAACTTCAGAATTCATTGTCCATTTACTTCAGAATTCTTAGGTTAATTTGGCGGGGGAGATGGGATTTGAACCCATGATCTTATGCGTGAAAGGCATACACTTTATCCATTGTACTGAAAACATTGTCTGTTCTCCTACAAAAAGGAGTAGTTTGTCAATATTTGATGTAACTAAACTAAGCTACTCCCCCATTTTTTCAATATTTTAAAGAACGTTTCTTTTTAGTAGCGGGTGAGGGATTTGAACCCCCGACCTTTAGGTTATGAGCCTAACGAGATACCGGACTTCTCCAACCCGCAATATAAGGTAAAAGGATAATTCGTTTGTTATTTTTTTGTTACACAATGATGGAATTGAACCACCGACTTCAAACTTAGCAGGTTTGCGATCTAACCAACTGATCTAATTGTACTGTAATAACAACCAGTTTCCTTTTTAGTGGGGAAGACAGGACTCGAACCTGTAAACAACTGTTTCATAGACAATCTGCTGTGCCATTCTTACTGAAAATATCATCAGTTCTCACTCGGAGTAATGCGATCATATTTGATGTAATTTGTATTCGCATACTTCCCCATAAATATCATTAAAACAATGAACGTTGTCCAAAAGACTCTGCAAATCTATAATAGATTTTTCAATCTACCAAATAAATTTTAAAAAAAATTATAAAAAATTGAGATTCGTTTGGGATTATAAATACGTGAAAGTTATAAAAAAGTTACAAAATTTTATAAAAAATTTTTACCCATCTCTTATATTCCCCTGACTTTCACGCAGTTTAGCCATCATCTCAGTGATCTTATTTTTATTGTCTTCACTAAGATTATTAACGTTCTCTTCTGAGAAATCTTCTGGAATACCCTCTGAAATTTTTTCTTCGGGCGGTTTTTCTTTCTCAAAATTAGTGTTTGCAATCACCGCATCTCCAATTGTTGGACCTTCTGTTGGGAATGTTTCGCCAACAACACCCTGAAATTTACCCTGCTCTGAACTCTTTTCTTTCGCCTTCTTATCTAAATTTTCAAGGTCTTCCTCGGTTGTTTTCTTCAAATCTAATCTTCTGTTAAATCTTGCATCGGTTATTCGAATTTCCATTGTATCATTATTAAAGATACAATTCTCCCAAGTCTGACCATCTTGTGCAAAACGTGCTTTAAGAATCTTAATGTTGGCTTGACCCGCTTCTTTTTGATCGTCAGTTTTAGCAACAGACATATAGAAGTGTGCAATTTGCATTCTCTTAATGTTTCCACCAGTTTGTTGGGCATCTACAAATTCAGCACCCAAACTACTTCTATTACCTTGAATCGCAGACCATCCCGGAATATCCAATTCAGCACACATCGCTTCAAAGGATTTTACAACTGCCAATTCTGCTTCATTTCTATCGGGAGTTCTTTTGTGTGATTCTACCTTATCGAGATAATCTAAAGCAACGAGTTCAAATTTAATCCCATATTTCTTTTCATATCGAAGCATCCAGTTCTTAATGTCTGGAATGGTTGTACCATCTTGACTGAATCTTTTAATTACTAATTTACCACCTGCGTTGTAATTTTTAATCTTATTTCTAACCTTTTCAAGAACAAATTCTCTCTGATCATCAATCTTCGACAACTTTACTCCCGACCAAATTGTATAATGTTTGCGCTTAATCTGATCCGGAGTATCTTCAAATACAATTTGAGCAACATTCTTACCCTCTTCGTATGCAGTGTTTGCTATTCTTGTAAGCAATGTGGTTTTACCTACACCAGAGGGAGCGAGAATGATTCCGATTTCTCCCTTTCCAAGACCCCCACCAGTAACTTCATCAATTGCAATAACACCAGTAGCAATTGTTTGTCTGAATTCTTTACGTAATGCAATTTCAATATCTTCTGTAACTTCAGTTCCTAAATCTTCATCAACACCAATACTAACAATCTTAGAAAATTTTTCATCAATTTCATGAATAAAATTCTTTTGCTTAATTTCACCAGTTTTTGTTTTAGAAATAATTATCTCACCAAGTTTGCGATATTCCTGTTGTTTAATAAAATTATTGGTATCTTTCTGTACAACATCCCCATCATAAAGTTGATTTTTATTCAACACTCGCTCATTCCACAGTTTAATTTTATCAATAACAGATAAAAGAATTTCTTCTTCTACATTGTTTGTGGGTGATTTGTATTTCGAAATAGCATGTTGAATACTTTTATTTTGAAGATTGGGAACTTTACCGAATTCTTTGTAGTATTCGAGATAAATGATAAACAACCTTTTCAGGTGTGGATCATCGAAATATTCTACAGCTAAATTAGATATTGTTTTTTCCGCAAATTCTGGCTCAACCAACAATTGCCACATTAATTTTTGTTGGAAATCTGTACCTAAATATGCAGAGAACGTATTCTTTATTTCTTCACTCATCTATTCCTTTCGTCTGTAATGAGGGCAATTCCCCCATCCATACAATTATTCTATAAAGATATTAATCTTTAATACCTTCGAATGTTTCTTAGAAGGTATGCCCTTTTGTTCGGTGAAAGTTCCCTGATCTGATTGATCGATAATCCCTTAACATTTATAAGATCATAATCATCCCACATGTTTTGGATATCGTTCTTCTTAATTAAGGCAAAAATTTGGTCGGCAGTATCAACAACGGTTTCAAGAACATCTGTAGAAAATCTTGAAACTGAATTGAAACCATCTACATAGAAAATTCGTTCAACGATTGGATTTTCATTAATATATAATCCAATCTTACATTCTACTCCTTTAATTACTTTATCTTCAATTTCGTGTCTTACAGGCTTTGGATTGTATCTCAGTTGGTTTCTTACTTCATACGGAAATTGTTCTAAAAATTTCTTCTGCTCTGCAAACAAATCATACTCATTCAGTTGTGTATCATACTTTTTCTTTGACAATACTTTTTGAAATCGTGTTATTGCTTGGGGAAGTAACTCCCTTATATCAATAGAATATCTCGTAAATGGGTTGAATACATCTGCATCGAACATCTTTTCACCCAACAATACTTCTTCTTGATATAGTGCGAACCTGAATTGGTTGCTGTAATTTCTGTCGTTCATCTTTGAAATTTTAAAACGTTAATACTGTAAACAAATATAGCGAAATACTATTTTTGTTAAAAGGATTTTTACAAACTTCTTCAATTTTTTCTTTCGAACTCTTTAAGTAATTGTTTCTCACCCATAATAACTGAGTAAAATGGTTCAACGTAGTTAACAAAATTGCTATTATACACAGACAAGAAGTCATCTTCCGTCATCATTTTAAGCAAATTTTTGCTTCCCCTACCTTCTGGTGACAACGGCATTTCAAGTTGTTCCAGTTCTTCAATTGCTTCTTCATTCAAAAATGGTTCTCGTAAATTTATAAGTTTGTAATTTAATTTCAGTCTGTCAATATTTTCCAATAAATTTTCTAATGCTTTCAGTGGTTTTTTCTTTTCAGTAATTCTTTTTTTATTCAATTCATCTGCTTTTTTACAAATCTCTCTTACAGTTAATTTTTTAAATTTCAGTTCTGGAAAGTATTTCAGTAATGTTTTTTCTTTAATCCCCGGCACACCTTTAATATTATCAGAAGTGTCACCACAAATTATTTTCATTGTTAACGCATTCGCATATGTATATCCGAAGAAATGAAAATAATTTGTTCTATTTACCGGAGTATCAAAATCGTTAAATAAGATTGTAATGTTTAAATCCAATAATTGAGCAAAATCCCTGTCATTGGAAAACAAAAAAATTTCTTCCTTATTATTATAATCCACGCAATATGCTGCAATAAGATCATCTCCCTCAATATCATCAACTTCTATTTGTCTCAAAAAAAGTTCTTCAGCATATGCTTGAATGCGTTTACGTTGTTTTAAAATAGATTCTTCCTTCTCTCGTTCCCTTTGAATTTCTGCTTCTGATAAGAGAATTTTCTCATTCCACGACTTATCTTTACGATTGGCTTTATACGCAGTATCGATTTGGTGTCGGTATATTCCACCGTTTTCACCATCCCAAACTAAAACGACTTTATTGATCATGTGTTTTTTGATCAATTTGCGTATTG